AACTGCGTCAGCGATGGCAAGCAAGTCCCATTGTGACTCAAAGAAGTAAACATTTTTCGAGTCTTGATCTCCAAAGACAAGGGGAACATTTCGTGTTCCTTTAGGCTCGAACCTCCATCCTCCACCGGCGCATTTGATATGAGCACCTTCACCAGATTTAAACGCAGGTTGATCTCCGCATGCTCCAAGGATGTTATTGTCGCGAGCAAGTTGCATTATGTTGACACTCACGCCCCTTTGCTCTGCAAGCTTCTTCAAGAACTCGTCAGTAGCTGCTTCCTTGTATTTATTCCAATCGAATGCTGTTGGAGTGCTGGTCTTTAACTTAAAACGTGCAGGTTCTGGTCGGTTGTTTTGAGTCGGCATCCCTGCAAGGTCAGCATAAACCAACATCGCTTCCTGGTTACTTTTATTTTCAAGCTTAGCGATAAAATCAATTTCGTCTCCGCCTTCATCGGTTCCGAAGTCTTTCCATCTCCATCTGCCATTGGATTTATAGATTCCGAACGATGCGTTTTTTTCTTCTCGGAATGGTGATTTTGCTTTTTCTTTCGCGTGGTCTCCGAGACCCAATTTTACCATCAGGTCAGGCAGTGGCAATCTCTGGCGGGCTTCTTCGATATTCATTACAGCCCCCCTTCGAGATACCACCAGCCTTGATCGTCTTTGTGCAGCTTGCCCTGCATCGCCATGTGATCGAGCACATGGTCAGCTAATTTCTTTGATGCCTGCCAATACGCAGGATGAGCACCGTAGGGTAATAGTTGTTGAGCTATGTCAAGCCTGTCGATTGCGCCGCGACGGAGCGATGCTTTGAAGGCCCGGAAGACATACTCTTGAAGAGCGTGATCGGGAAGTTCCATAATAATAAAAAATCCCTTCGTGCTTGTCGGTTGAAAAATTGGCCCATGCAAAGGCTCCGACTCACACGAAGGGAAAAAGGATTTTGGTTTTGTTTATTTTGCATGAATGAGAAGGCTTTTTCACGGCCTTATTGAAATATATTTACTTGGTCGGGATTGTCAAATCAGGTGACAGGATCATAATTTTTTCCAACTCTTCAACGCGTCAATGACTTTCTCGGTCTCTTTTTCATGCTTCTCGTTGGGTTTGGTTGGTGTTATCGCTAATAAAAATGAGAGATGTTTAGACGCAATATCTGACAGTTCGTTGGCAACGGCCCGCGCCCCGTCTCGCTCTAAGATCAAATCGGTGATGACATTTTGTTGCGCAATGACAACCTCCCGCGAGGCCAACGATTCCCTCGCCTCGTCACGCTCGCGCTCAAGTCGTTTGATAACCTTCATTGCAATGTCGCGTTGGTCTTGCATATTATCCAAATCGACAAGAGCATGAGCAAGTTTCTGGCGAAGTTCTACGGCGGAATTGATTTCCTCCGCGCCGTATTCCTCAATGTGTTTCAACGCATCCCTCGCCTCGTCGCGCTCGCGTTCTAACTTGCGGGCAAAGTTGGCTGTAACGACCTGTATTGGAATCGGGTTTGTTCTAAGCAGCCCCTCACATTGTGCAGAATCCGTCTCTGGTGTTGGTCTGCTCATTTTGTTTCCTCCCATCCAGCGGCCTTGCGCCAGCGAGTTGTTGTTTCTGGGTCAACGTGCGGCAGAAAAGCATCTCCAGATTGCCACATCTCCCTCAACGCCTCCCGCGCCTCGTCTCGCTCGCGCTCCAATTCAGTTAAGTCAGATAACGCTGAATTTCGGGCAGTTACTGTTCGCTCTATTATTCCTCGGCATACTTCAATTTGCTCCCGCGCCCCGTCGCGCTCGCGCTCAAGTTTGCGAGCAAAATCAGCAGGAACGCATTCTCTGTCGGCGTTTTCCAGGCCGACAGAAATAAGCGCATCCGTCTCTGGTGTAGGTGTGTCGTTCATTTTGATTTTGCCTTCGTAAACCAATTTGGAAAGTGCCCGAAGTCTCGCGGCTCGGTCACGTTGTTATTTTTACCGCACACATCGCATTTTCCGTAATGCCAAGTCGAAATCCGCGGTGCCTTCCTCCCGTGTAGCGCGCCGCACGTCCAGCACGTCCAGGCTGGGTAATCTTGTTTTATTGATGTCATGAGAGTGCTTTCTGTTTGATCTTCTTTGATGGCAATACAACTCCTGCCGCATCGCCTAATGCTTCGCACAGGTCTGCGTAAAAGGTCGTGTTGAGAAAAGCAATCGCTGTGCGTTGATTGATCTCCCGGTGCTCGTTTAGGCTCTTAGATTCATATACCGTGTCGTTTCGAGCGTCTTCAAACGCCTGCTCGATGACGGCGCAGAGCAGTTCGCGAGTGAAGATTATTTCGTTGTCGTATTTCATTTTTGGTAAAATCCTGCGCGTATCCCGCCGCGCCCCGGTATCTGCGTTTTAACTTAAAACGGGATTTCGTCTCCGTCCTCGTCTGCCGTTACGATGGGTTGTTTCTTCGCGACCGTCTTGGACTTGCCGACCAAGAACCGCTCGCGCTCGTCCCCGAAAATCCAACGCTCGATGGTGTTGAATTTGTGGTCTGGGTTGGTCTGCCCCGGCTCCTCACCGATCAAAGCAACGCCGACCGCACCGATTAGATCGATCGCATCGACATCAACGTCCTCGCCGGGGATTGTCGCCCGTCCGATCGATGCCAAGAACTGATCGATCTTCCACGCCGCCTTAGCAGTAAATACTAAATGATCCCAGACCTCTGGGCCTGCGGATCCGTCAGGCATTAGGATTTTGCACACGAGTTTTATCATGGCATTTCCGTTTTGGCTTGTCTTGTCGGTTGCATTTGCAACCTCCATTTTGTAAACGCCAGGCTCTACGTAGTAGACCCCGGCCTGTTTTAATTCGCTGCTTTTGTATGTTGGCATTTTAGTTTTTCTTTTTTGTTTGGCGCATTGATTTTGTGCCTGGGGCGCTTTTGACCAGGTTGTGGGGATTCTCGATTTGCAACTCTTGTGCAAATTCAAGAAATTGTTCTGCTGACATTTTCCCGCCACCTGCGAGAAATGCGGTGATCGGGTGCAGGCGACCGGCGACGATGACCGCTGTGTCGTGCTCGATGTATTGCCGATCCTTCGGGTTGGTCAGTGCCCATCCGTCGATCTTCTCGCCTGACTCCAGACGAGCACGAAGTGCATCTGTGAGCGGCTCCCCAAATTCTTTGACAAAGAATTTATATCGACTTACAAAATCCGCGTGCTGATGCGGATCGGCAAGGATGCGGTCACGGATGCTGGTGAGCGAGTCTTTGTTGACCGAGGCTACCTCAGCCAGTGCCGCCTTGCTCTGGACGACTAGTGCGCTGCACGTGTCTTTGTTAGCGCACCAGTCGCAATATTCACACGGTGTCGGCTTCGCGTGCACCCACGTTGCGCGGTCGATCGCTCTGCGAGTGATCTTCTCAGCTTCCTCTAGCGTGAATTCGTAGGTGCGCACGAGCCGCTGATCGACATAGACGATGTGTGCAACCCAGTAGTCTACGAAGTATCGCTCCATGCAAGCCCACGAGTAGGCTGCGGCCTGCGCGAGATAATCCCGAACCTGTCCCGTCTTGATATCTGCCAGCCACCCACCGGCCACGCAGAGCGCATCCGCCGTGCCGACCCTGCTGAGAGCAGGGACGGACATGGCAAGATGCGTCTCGCGGCATTCGATGTCGTGGTCGCCAGCCAATTCAAGAAGCTTGTGGACCCCCCACATCACGGTTTCCTTTTCCTCTTCTGGCATCGGCTCCGCATCCGCGATGATGTGGATGCGGTCGCGGATCCACCGATCAACTCGGGTTCCGCGCTCCGCTGCCGGGCTTGTCGTCCACTGCGAGACGTAGACCGGACATCCCTCCAGCTTGGGGAGCATGCTTGGTGAGAGTTCTTTCATTTCGCCTCCGCTGTCAGGGCGTGAAATGCCGCTACGGTCGCCAGAAACTTCGGCACATCCTGGCGGATGCGCTCGAGCACTCGGTCTGATGCCTCTGTCCAATCCTGCTCTGGCGTGATCTGCTCCTTGGCCCGGAGGAATGATGTCGCGGCCTCGCCGTGTTTGGCGACCTCGATTGTCCAGTCCTCGATCTTGCAGATGACTGGTGCCGTCACTGGTGCCGTCACTGGTGCTGCCTTTGCAATCGGGAACAGGTGCGAGACGCTGGCCCACTCCAACGGCAACTCCTCCGCGAGGCCGCTGCGAGTCTTCGCATCGTATGCTGCCGAGTGAGTGGTCAACAGGATTCGCTCTTTGCCGCCGATGCCTTTGCCCTTGCCGGTGTCGGTGGTGCTGACCTTGGTTTTGAAACGCAAGAACCAAAGTTCATCCGCGAACTCCTTGAGTAGTGGCGAGCTTTGCTTGGACAACTTTAGCTCGTAGCGGTCGTATGCCGCCAACGCATCCGGTGCTTCAAATCGCACGATCTTACTGTGCGCGATCAGGACGACATTCTTGCCGGCCTCGATGAGTGCATCGACGCTCGTGAGCATCCGACTCATGCGCTCTGCAATCATGACCCAGCCTTTGCCAAAGCCGAAATCTTCGATGCTGGTCTTCTTGCTGGTAGCCAACAAGTCCTCGACGCAGAGCCGCTCTGCCCAATCTGCGCTGTCGATGACGATAGTCTGGTAGTCTGTGGCTTTAGCCTCCGCCAGCGAGTCGGTGAGTTGCTTCCAACTGCTGATGTCGCAACGATCTACATTGAGGTGGCTCGTGCCCTGCTCGATGTCGAGGAAGAGCGGGTTTGGGAATTGCGCTGCGAAGGTTGATTTGCCTACGGACTCAACGCCGTAGAGAACTACGCGCTGTGCGCGTGCTTGTTTTCCTTTTGTGATTTTCATATGTTATTGATTTGATGTTTTTTTATTGTTAGATAATAATGCAGCGAGATGTAATTGAGGCCATTCTGTTGCAATAATGTTTGATGCTCGCTGCGTTGCGTCTCCCCTAATTATTAAACGTTTTAAGTCTTTTCTTTCTACGCAATCCCATATTGCGCAAAATGCTTCTGCATGACTTAGACGCCCTCTTGTCGAATACTGCGATTGTCTTGTTTTTAAGCTAAACAACAAAGGATTTTTTATTGCCAAATTCTGAACTTTTTTTGAGTCGATGCTTGAAAACTCATCGCAATTATTAAATCCATATTTTTTTTGCTGTATAATGAATGCCGATGTAAATCCCGCTAAAGAAAGCCCTCTATTGCCAGGCATCGAAATATATTTAGATATAGGCTGAATTATTTCATAAATTACTTTAATTCTATCAACTGAAGGTTTTTGATGAGCAGAATTACATAAATAGTAAAACACTGAACATATGGCTGTTTCTTTGCCTTTTATGCCTACTCTGTCGCTTAAGGATCGGGGTAGCCCGTTATCTGCGTTTTCATAACAAGCAATGTCTGCGTTTTCAGATACTAATATATTAGCACAAATCCCTGTTGACACAATAGCCATCAGTCGATGCTGGCCATCAAATATGCGTATCGGGTTCTGCAATGTTCCCTCCATAGCAATTCCTTGATGCGTTGTGTGAAACGACCCCTCTTTCAAGCAAGTAATAAAATAAGCAAGTGTATGTTTACGGAAGCTTCTGTTTTTGTTATTAAACGCAAGCAGATACTCTGCAAGCTTTGGGTTGATATTTACAATCGATGTTTTCATGTCTCTTTTATTTTTTATTTTCGTCTTGGTTTTTTACATTTGCCGCCGACGAATCGGCAAATATATTTGTATTTGTTTCGGCAGCGTAAACGGCCACTGCCAGTGCCGCCCATGAATGGGATTTGATGCCGTAGGTTCCCCCCGGCTGTTTCTTCGTTCCTTGCGGGCCGAAAATGTCGATGAGTCTTTGGCGGATGTTTGCGTCCTTGGCTCGCATCGAGCCGCAGAGATACATCTTGATGTCCTTGCGGTAGCAGAGCCGCACCTCAGTGCGGGCCACTTCAATAAAGCGTCCGATCCAAACGCAGGTTTCAAAGGTCGAAGCCCCTACCGCCATGCCGTAGCTGGCGATCATCTCGCACGCCACGCTGTTGTATTCGCGGCCGATCAGGATTTGCCTGATCTCTGCGTTCGGAAGGTGTCCGTGGTCGACGATCAGGCCGTTGTCATACTGGACGAACGCGGTGTGCGTTGTTCCGGGATCGAGCGCGATCATCGGTTTTGGCGATTATACCACCACCGGCGGATGCGCTCCGCCTCGGTTTGGGCTTTAGACCGTCCGATCAGGTAGCCGCCTGTGAACATTGCCCCGCTGGCGATGCTGTAGGTGATTAAAAATTCAAGCGTGCTCATATTTTACAAATGTTGGAGTTGTGTTGTGTTTGATTTGGAAGGCCGCTGCTGCGGCCTTCGGGCTGGTTGCCCAGACGTAGTCGCCGAAGGTGCCGAAAGGGCCGTTGGCGCGGCAGTGATAGAGGTATCTTTTCATTTTTCTATTTTTGTTTCTTCGTCGGAGGGTTCATCCCTCGTTCGAGGAGCAGACCTTCTAACATCTACA